CAAATTGCCTCCGTTCACATAAAATAATACATCATAAATTATACTACAAATTAGTAATTTTGTCAATACTAACAGACTAATTCGCAAGCATCAACCATAAAAACACCTCGGTATCTGTACATTCTGATACCGAGGTTCGTTACTTTATGCCGTATTATCTTCTTACATCTACGCTTGTGCCTGATTTGAACTCCACTGTGACCTTTTCTTCGTAGACCGTTATTTTCTCAATCAGCCTGCGAACCAACTGCTCATCGTATTCGGTGATTTCCTGTGTCTGCTCCGAAAGGAACTGCTGCATCTCACTGATTCGCTGTTTCATCCCTTCACGCTCGGCATTGTCTACCAACGCATTCTGCTTTATTTCTCGAAGGTGGTAAATCTCATCTGCGATGCTGTCATAGTTGCCTTTGGCGTTGGCCACCTTTAGAAGTTCTTTCTGTAGCTGCTCTAAACGGCTGTCAATCTCATCAAGTGGAATGCCATCTGCTCCGGTAAGCACTGCCTCTACATTTTTCTGTAAGGTTTCGTTCATGGTTTCTTTTTTGCCAAGTGCCAGGTTTATGGCTCTGACCGTGAGGTTTTGAAGTTCCGACTCTTGAATGGTATCTGCATCGCAGGCTCCCGGACCGTGTTCCACCCTGGTGCAGCAACGCCATACGATGGAATGTTTACCCCTGTTGTTCCATGCAATTCTACGGTAAATATCTCCGCATTTGGAACAGTACACGATGCTGGAAAGTGCGTACTTGCTGCTATACACACGCTTTTTCCTGTCTTGTCCGCTGTGGAGGTTGGCTCGTCTAATCATTTCTTCTTGCACCTGCATATAAAGGTCACGGGGGATAATGGCTTCGTGGCTGTTTTCCACATAATACTGTGGCACCAAGCCATTATTTGGCACACGTTTCTTTTCAAGGAAATCCACCGTGTAAGTCTTCTGAAGAAGTGCATCACCGATATACTTTTCATTCTTGAGGATTTTCTGCAAGGTTTCCGGTCGCCATTTCTTTTTTCCGGCACCCGTAAGAATACCGTCAGCCTCCAAGCCTCTGCCAATCTGCTGCAAACTTGCGCCCTCAAGGTATTCTCTGTAAATGCGTTTGACCACTACCGCTTCATCGGGTTCAACAATCAGCTGCCCCTTTTCATCCTTGGTAAATCCAAGGAAACGGTTGTGGTTTACGGTCATTTGCCCCTGTTGGTATCGATACTGAAATCCCAACTTCACGTTCTGGGAGAGGGACTGGCTTTCCTGCTGTGCAAGGCTCGCCATAATGGTAAGCAGAACCTCGCCCTTGGCATCCATCGTATTAATGTTTTCCTTCTCGAAATATACAGGGATGTTCTTTTCTTTAAGCTGTCGGATGTATTTAAGGCAATCCAGTGTATTTCGGGCAAATCGGCTGATGGACTTGGTAATTATCATATCAATTCTTCCTGCCATAGCCTCATCAATCATGCGATTGAACTCCTCACGCTTTTTGGTGTTCGTGCCTGTTATACCATCGTCAGCAAATATTCCGGCAAACTCCCATTCAGGGTTCTTTTTAATAAAATCGGTGTAATGCTCCGCCTGAGCCTCATAACTGGTGGCTTGTTCATCACTGTCCGTGGAAACACGACAGTATGCAGCAACTTTCAGCTTCGGCTTTTCTTCTTTGTTTACGGTATTGCCGACACGTCTTCGTGCCGGAATCACTGTTATATTCTTAGTTACCTCCATTCATTTCCACCTCGCTTTCTATCAAACTGTAGACGTATTCTGCCTGTCTGAATGGATTTTCAAATTGTTGTATCTGCTTTCCCATCGTAAAATGCAGGGGTGCAGAGGGCGTTTCCTTAACCTTTAATTCTCTGACCCTGCCAAGCTGATTTGCTCTGGATTGACGTTCCTCTTCCGCCTTATCGAACAGTTCCTGATCTATAATGGCAGGATAATAATCATCACCAAGGTAATGGGTATTTCGTAGCATTCGCCCGGCACTACCGTGGAATATCTTCAAGCCTACCGTTTCGGCAGCCACTTTCAGTGCTTTGCCGGAAATATACTCTTTAAAGAAGGTTCTGACTTGCTCTGCCTGAATTTCATCCACCACAGCCTTGCCGTCCTCTATGCGATATCCGTAGGGAATATGTGCTGTCATTTACATCACCAACCTTTCCGTTAAATTCAGACCGCTTTTCAAGTGGAACACAATCCGTTCCCTTGTTTCCACTGTAATGCTATCCACAAAGGCGAGGAACGTTTCATCCGAAAACTCTGTCAGCATCTCACCCTTTGAGGTAAAAGCCATCAATTTTTGCAGTTCCTTGATTTTGACCTTATCTCCGCCTACGGAATTCATCAACTGCTCCTTTTCCTGTCGCAGCTGTTGTTCTTCCACCACAAGGGCATTATTCTCTTTATTGAAAACTGCAGCTTCCAAGAACCCTGCTGCCATCAGGCTTGTAAGAGTCTGCTTTCGGTCAGTATTCTCCTCCATGCGGTTTTCCAGTTCTTGTATTCGGAGCAGCCTGTCCTTATCGTCCATACCACGTAGTGTTCGCAGGAGTGGTTTCAGCACGGCATTGTGACCATAGACCAGCTTGTTTATCAAGGTAAGGAAAGCCAGTTTAATGCCTTCATCGGAAATGTAGAGCATAGAGCAATTCTCTTTGCTTTCCAGGTGTGTTCCGCAAGTCCAAGCCACATAATCTCCACTCGGTTTGTAATGCTGCCTACGCTTGAAAGTGGCACCGCATTCTCCACACTTGATTTTGCCGGAGAAACAATATCTGTTCTGATATCTGTAAGTGTCAGTGCCGTTGCCTTTTTCCATCGCCCTTTGGTCGAGAACTGCACGAACCCTGTCAAAATCCTCGTGGCTGATAATCGGCTCATGATGGTTTTGACAAAGGAAACGGTCACGCTCGCCGTAATTGATGTGGCGATTAAAGCTGCTGTCACTGTAGGTTTTTTGAAAAATCACATCGCCCGTATACTTCTCGTTAGTAAGAATGGCGTTTACGGTTCCCGCACCCCACTTGCCATTCTTTTTGGTTTTTAGTCCTCTGGCATTCAGTTCCTTGGCAATGGCGTGTGTACCTTTTCCCGCAAGACAGGCTGCAAAAATCTCTCTTACCACTTCTGCCTGTTCCGGCACAATGACCATCGTGCCGTTATCGTTGTCATATCCGTAGGGTGGATAGGCAATGATGAAAGTGCCGTTCTGAAAGCGTCTTTGAACCGACCATTTGCTGTTTTCGGAAATGGACACCGATTCGCTTTCCGCCAGACTGCTCAAGATGGAAAGCATCAATTCACTCTCCATCGAACCTGTGTTGATATTCTCTTTTTCAAAGAAAATGGAAATGCCCAGGTCTGTCAGTTTTCGCACCATCTCCAGGCAGTCTGTAGTATTACGGGCAAAACGACTGATAGACTTGGTTATGATGAACTCAATCTTCCCATCCTCGCAGTCTGCAATCATGGAAAGAAGTCCGGCACGGACATCCTTCTTCGTGCCCGTGATACCCTCGTCATAGTAAAGACCCACATACTCCCATTCATCGTTGGAACGGATGTAACTTTCGTAATGGGCCTTTTGTGCATCAAGGCTGATAAGCTGCTCGTCACTTGCCGTAGATACACGGCAGTAGGCAGCCACTTTTAATTTTTTCTTTTGAATCAGGGGTTCGTTTGCCCCGATTTTTGTTATCCTTTTCATCAACTCACCTCGCTTTTTGGGTAGTGACATATTCCCGTACTATTGCGGAAATATCAAGTCATTTAGCCCATAATCTCCGCCAGAAAAGGGGAGAAAGTTTTGCGATTATAAGCCGATATTTTGTGGAATTCATCCACAGAAATCATGCCGAACATAAACATGGTTTCAAGCATCTGCTGTGCCCTGTAATAGTCAAATTCACGCTGCAATTCTTCCTGTGTGATTTCGTGTGCCACGGCATTGGGTATCTTAAAATTCTCAATTTGTCTTACTTCCATATCAATTCCTCCAATCTGGGGGAACGGTGGAAATGTTCCCCTCTGCCTATAAGCGAAAAGACCGGATAAATCGAACCCCCAAACGGGCAAAAAAATAATGCCCTCCAAGGAAAAATCCCCAAAGGGCATCATCTTAGTTTGGAATCTTGAGTTTCCAACCGCTGTAAATCACGTTGGAAGTCAGTCCGTTCAGTTTTTTGATTTCAGTGTATCTGCTGCCTTTTCCGAGATACTGCACGGCAATATCCCAAAGGGTATCTCCCTTGACCACCGTGTGAACACGATAATCCGGCTCTGCCGTGCTGTCCGCAGGATAAATGGCAGTGCCGTCATTGGCAAAAACAAAAGTGCCGGGGTTCTTATCTGCCGTCGCCTTCGCATTGGAGAGAATACGATAAGCGCCCACCTGGGACTTGCTGTCCTTCCAGGTCTTACGCACACGGTAATAACCTGTGGTCAGCTTTTCTGGATAAGTCACCGTAGGTCCTGCAGGAGTTTCGTCTTTCTCCTCATCGGCTGTCGCCAGGAGTGCCTTGACCTCTGCACGGAAGGTATCCATGCTCTTGCCATGCTTTGGAAACCAGTGCATCACATCACCGTGGTTGGATGCAACGCCCTGTTTGTATCCTTCGGAGTGGCAGATGATGTTCTGCTCGGTCAAGCCGTACTCCTTGCAGAGATAGGCACAAAGTTCAACGGCCTCACGGTACACCTTCTTGAAGTAGGCATAATCCGTAAGACCGTCCTCGCAGATTTCAAATCCGATATGTGTGTTGTTTGCACTGCCCCCGGCGTGCCATCCACGGTGATTCCAAGGGAGCGTTTGGTAAGTGGCAATCGTGCCATCAGCCAACTTGCCGATGAAAGCATGAACGCAGACCTCTCTACCGCCGGGATGGTAAGTATTCCAGTGATTGCCGTACTGGTTCTTGCCAAGCAGACCATCATCGGGTCCTACATAACGCTTGAGGTTCGGGTTATTTGCACCCGTGGAATGAACCATGATGCCTTTAACCGTGATTTTTCTGCCTGCCTTGTAGCAGGCGTTTTCCGTTAAAATAAGTTTGCGTAAATTCATGTTATTTGCCCTCGCTTTCCTTATTATCGCGGTCATGGAGCTGCTCCAGAATATCCTTCATCTTCTCCGGAATTGGCAAACCAAGGTGGGATGCGTTTTCCAAAAGGCTCACGCCCTCGTTGGAGAGATAGAAGAAAATAACCGCCGTTCTCAGTACGCTGCCGTCGCCGATGACATTGGCATCCAAGACGTGTGCGATTCCTACCATCGCAAAAATCAACACTTTTCGACAAATGCCCTTAAACCCGACCGAACTGGAGAGGTTCTTGTCCACAACAGCACACATGACTCCCGTGATGTAATCCACAACCACGAAAATAATCAATGCATAAAGCAGACCGTCAAACCCGCCAAGAAACCAGCCGAGCCAACCACCAATGGCGGCAAAAATGATTTGAATGGTGTTCCATAAATCCTTCATAGTAAAATCCTCGCTTTCATAAATTTTTTGATATACAAAAAGGGCGTCCACCACATGGCAGATACCCTTAAAGCCGTTATTCAGTTTGCTTGGGCAGCCACTCCCAGACTCGCATATCTTCCTGTCCAAGGGACCACATACACATCCCTCGAAGTTTCCATCGGTATGCTGCCTGGTTCGCCCAATAGATCAGGCTGTCCACATCCTGGTAATACAGAATGGAAAAGCCGTCCGAATCCCCAAGGAACAATCGTGAAATCCAAATGTTGATGTCCCTTGGGATGATTTTTGCCGTGTAATCATTCCCGCACTCAAGTGGCATGATGTGGGAATGGTAGAACTCATAGTCCAAGGAGATGCTTTCGCTTCTGGTAGAGGATTCCTCCACATCGGAAGTCAGCGTGAATACCTGGAACTCCTCATCCCAAGTGCAGTTGCTACGCTCAATCCTGCCGAAGGTAGTCTCCGTACCGTCCGGCATCACCACATCGAACCTCTCATACGGCTCATATGTCCAGGCATCACCCAGACGGAGCAATTGGCAGTTGATTTGGTTATCGGAACGGATGCCCGCATAACCGCCGCCACTGCTGACCGTTGCCGTGAATCTGAGCGTATTGGATGCGGAGGAATAAACACGCACCTTATTTCCACGCTTACGCATCTCAATGGTATAGACATTGGGATTGGTACGCAGGTCTGCTTTTGCTGTTTTGGAAAAATCCGTAGCGTAGCTACCTTTCAGCGTTGACCCCTCATACAGTTCAATGCATTGGCTGTCATAATTGAAACAGCAGAACAGCGAACCGAGGAACACACCCGCTTTGCCGCCACCATCTTCCGGGAAGATAATCTGCGCCCTCAAATGAATATCGGAAAAGCCGTTGTAGTTCCACGCAAGCTGACCGTAACCCTCAAGCTGTGAATAAGGTCGGCTCGTATCACCATAGGGCAAATCCTCCTGCCACACATCCCACTCTCCGGAGAGAACCGTCCAGTAGCTTTCGGGGATTTTCTGTTCATCACGGAAGTCCTCATACCAAACAAGTGCCGAGTCAGGCTTTCTGCGTAGCATCTCAAGGGTCAGCTTGAAGCCTGTGGCAGGACCCACCATATCACCGTTTACATCCTTGAACTTTCTCGGAGCAAGGGTGTATTCCGCTTGCCCTGCGGTCGGCTCCTCGGAGAAGTTAGTGCAAACCCTAAAGCCATAGAACTGAACACCGTTGACGCCAACTGAAATGGTCAGTGTATGCTCTCCGGCAGAAAGGCTCACACCCTTGGCAAGCGTAGTCCAGAAGGTAGTTCTCCAATACGACCACCAAAGCCTGTCCTCGGAGAAATGTACTGTGCTGCCATCCAACGATGCGTAGATGCTGTTTTTATCCCAAAACGGATAACAAAGGCGAATGGCAACATCGTAGATGCCTTCTTCATCAATGGTGAACTTATAGGTGGCAGAACCCTCATCACCCAAAGTGACCAGGGTTTCAGACACAGAAACCACGCCGGAATAACTGTCCGGCTCGGCATTGTGGTCGATAATAATATCTCCGAACTCCGTCTTTTGCTGTTTAGCATAAGCCGTCAGATACCTTCTTCGGTTGTAGGTTTCCGACATCTGCGGATATTCCTTGTAAACGGCATCTCTGCCTTCCATATAGTCATACACATGAGGCAATGCCCATGGTCCCATATCGTAGTCATCCCAATAGGAAACGATAGGGATGAAAGGCTGCGGAGGTGCATCGTCCGTAAAGTTATACAGACCTTGCATCCAGTATTTCGCAGCGTAATAGGTGTGGGATGTACCACGATAATACTTACCGAGGTTCTCCGGGGTATCGTAAATCTGCCAGTTCCATCCGTAGGCAGGCATACCAAGGAACACCTTGTCGGGGTTCATTACCTTGGTGGCATAATCGTAAATGCCCTCAAGCCAACTCCTCGGAGAAACAGGACCCGGAGCAGAACCCGACCAAGCCATACCGTAACTCATGATGGATGCAGTATCGCAATATTTATCCAGATCACCATATACGCACCAGTTCTCGCCACCGACCGAGCCGTTGACAGAAGTCATACCGGGAAGACAAATGTTCATCTCCTTGGTGGAGTCATAGGCTTTGACTGTTTCGTAGATGTGCTTGAACATTGCCGTAGACGCTTCGTGGGTGGAATAGCCATCTCCTTTTTCAAGGTCGATATCCACGCCGCTGCACCACGGGTATTTCTCCATGATACGGACAAGTTCCGAGCAGAAGGTGTCCTGTGCACCATCTGTGTTATCACGCAGAGCCTTGAAGATGCTGTTCGCACCGTCATTGGCAACGGTGAGTAGCCAACGGATATGTGGCCACTTATTGATATAGGTCAGCATATTGCTGATTGCCACACCGCTTTCGGTAATCGTTCCGGTCTTATCCACCTTGAAGGAAAACAGACCAATGGTGTCGATACGGTCACCGTAATCGCGGAGAGCCTCATACATTCTGGAATTTCCCATGAAAGTCCACACCATGATGCGTTTGCCTTTTAATTTATCCCTCAAATCGACACACCCCCATCCGTCATCTGCTGCAACTCAAAAAGCACCCTGGCAGACTTACCGTCCTCCAAGGTAACTTTGTGCTTGGAATCCCAAGCGGCACTGTATTGATAAAAACCCTCTTTCGGCTCGGTCACACCATTCCTGGTGCATTCACGCACCGAAGCAAGCAGAGCCAAATCATCCTCCGCAGACAGAGCATTGGGGAATGTTACTCTTTGACCGCCCACACCCTGGGCAAGCTGTACCGAGCCTGCCGCCATATCGGATTTCGGATAGATATGGACATCCAAGCCGCCGGAGGTATCTCCCACATTGCAGATAATGACTGTTTCTTTGGAACGAACCACACCGTTGAACCATACCTTGGTATCTTCCTTAAGTCGACTCTCAGTATGTGGCACATAGCCTGTCAGTGCCGGTCCCTCTTGCAGTTGCAGGTCGGTAAACCAAATCGTGCCGGAGCAGTTGGTGACGGTAGGTTTCACCGTAACGCTCATGACACGCATATCCTGCTTTTTATTTATGACCTCTGCAAGACGGATGAATACAGGATTAGCCATCCAGCACCCACTTCATCTCGCAGGGATGACCTACCCATCCCGTGGCTACAGAACCGGGCTGCAGCAAGAGGTCTGTGATATATAAAGTGCCTGTGCAGTCTGTAACGCACACACGCACCGTAATGGATTTTACTTTGGAGAAGTAGCTTTCCGGCGTAATCTTCTCCGAGGTTTTAGAAAAATAAGCCATAAGCACCTCCATCAGTACAAATCAATAAATCTCGTTTCTATACTGCCGTCCTCATATTCAATGACCACCTCAATGCCGACCTGGGCATCATCGGATAGTTTCTTTAAGTCATCTGAGGCAATCTGCGCCGACAGTGTATAACTGCTGCGGTTGGACGGATACACGGTCTGAGCAAGACTCAAGGTCATACCCTCCACACCCACAGCCTTAAAGGATGCTGTGCCGGATGCACCGTTTTCTCCGTCAGCCTCAAAACCGGAACTGACCCAATAAGCAAGACCGTCATCGGCACGGGAGTTTCGCAGATGATTGAACGGCACCAGTTCACGGATATCGTTGTTGGATACCATTCCTGTGCCTTCCAACGCATCAGCAATGGTATCAATGGAACTGACCGAACTGCCGAGGTTTTTGAGCGTAGTGGAAAGTTCCAACACGGTATTCCAAGGCTCCTGCAGGTTATATTCACGGCGCACGATACGGGTGGTAACAGAAAGTCCCAAATCCTTATCTTCCACACGGACATAATCGCCAAGATTCCAGGCTTCATGCTCATATCCTGTCAGCACGGACAAGTCCATCGCATTCAGCACATAGGAAACGGAAGGCTTGCAGTATTCCGCAAGGCGCATAGCCGTGTATTCCTTCATCTGATATGGATTGGTAAAGGAAGAACAATCCAGGGTGGTGATACGCACTTCCTTGGAATAGGTGAAATCCTCAAGGTAAGGCTTGCCGCCGTTAATGTCGGCAAAGGTCATACCGTTAGCACCGACCGCATAAAGCCTTGTTACAAGGGAGCGGGTGTCCACCACACGTTCGATGCTTTTCATGTTCTTCTTGTATGCAAACAAAGCACCGCTGTCTTTACCGTTTACTGTCAGCAGATGCACCAGTCGGTTCGGACAGTCAAAAACAAGGTCACCGCCGTGGAGGTTGGCAACGCTGCGGAGGATGGACAGAGCGTTCTTTTCTGTGGAAGTCCAGGTACGCTTTGAGGTAACATTGACCGTTCCCACACTCCACTCGGTATCTGCAAGGGCATACGCCATCGCAACATCTGCCGTTTCCGCATCAAACTTCTTTTCTTCCTTACGAACAGAAAAGGTCAAATCGTAGAACTCCGCTTCGGCATAAATCTGCGTGACGGTGTTTCCGGTGCTGTCCTTCACATCGGTAACGGTACGGATTTTATACACATCATCTACGATCTGGATTTTCTTCTCGTTTTCCAGGTACTTTCGTTTACTGTCACGGAACGGAATGGAAAAGGTCAGCGTGTCTTCGCCATTGATTTCGCCCGTAACGATGATGTCATAGGCATTCTCCAAAATGGCCTCCCACGCACCGTTATCATCAAGCACCACAGGACGTGCATAACCGATTTTCTTATAAGGAGCCTTTGGAATGTCATAAAGGCGGATGTCCACCAACTTCGGTGTTTTGCTTGTATCCGTAGTGGTCAGTGTGACCTTGAAACGGATATAATTTCGGTTCGGAGATTGCAGCTTGCCGTCCATTCCCACAGCTACCCAATCACTCCAATCGGTGAGGTCATCACTGGTGGATGTTTCCACCGAAGCCACAGCCGTTGTGCCTGCCACATACTCACTTGTGTAGGACACCTTGCCTGTGCCGGAGAGGTTGCATTCTGCCGCCTTGGTATAAAGGACACCGCTTTCCGGGTAGACACCATCTGTAGCTTTCAGCGTTACACCGCTTGCATCGGTAAGGGCATCCACATCAGCGGAACTGTCAGCACCGTTGCAGAGAATGGTGGCGTTGAAATAATCCACCAAATCATCTGCGGTAAGTTGAGAGTCGCAGTCCAGGAACCATTCATCAAAACCACCTGCGTAATAATAGGTGTCGGCGTGCATACCGATAACCAGATCCGCTGTGCAGAATGCATTCAGCGTTCCCGTAAAGGTCAGCACCTCGGACTTCCAAACCACTCCTGCAGAACGGTCGCCCACAACATAAGTGAACTGCTTGTTATTCGGCTCAATGACCCCTGCGATAAAATACCACTTACCGTTCTGCAAAGAAAAAGACGGTGTAACGGTCTTATCCAAAATCAAGCTACCGGAGGAATTATAGAGCATAATTCTCGGCTTACCGGAATACAGGGACAGATAGAAAATCGGCTGTCCAGGGCCATAACGGGTATTGAATATCGGGCAGAAAGTGTTACCGACAGAATAGGTGGTCGGACACATCCAGCCGCCCACGATGATACGCTCACCGAGGTTTGCGAAAATACTGCCGTCATTGGTCACCTGCAGGTGAGTTTTCTCTGTGGTCGGATTATTGATATTAAAACGAATCTGTCTGCCTTTCGGACTGTTTGAAAGGTTGGCTGTTGTACCACTCCAGTTCACAACAGTAAAATTTCTGCCATAACCGGAGGAATCAGCAAGAGCCGTATCTTCATCCGGTGCAGATTCATTGAAACGCCAAAGACCGGAGGCGGCATAATCCGCAGGAAACTCTCCTGTGAAATCCGTCTGCTTGTTCAGTATCATTTTCAGAGCCATGCCGTCACCTCCATCTGCTCTTGGCTTGTATCTGTAGTTCCGTCAGTGTAGCATTATTCACTTCCACCGTGACGGTATTATCTCCGACAGCAAGGGTCGGAAAGTTCAATTCCTGTAAATATGGCAGACCGTTTCGGAGTGTCTCGCCGTTTTCATCCACCACATAAGCGGTCATTTTATCCGTATCCACAACAAGAGTTTCTCCCTCTGACAGCGTTGCGTTTACGATTTTCAGTTCCATGCCGTTTGTGGTAATGCTGATATAATTGCTTGCCCCGGCGGTCACCACACCGCTGATACGATAGACGGGCAACGACTCAATATTGCCAATGGCACGGGTCACGGTGTGAGTGCCTTCTGCCGTGATGGAGAAAGTTTCATCCGTGATGGCATAACCGAAAGGGTCTGGACAGAAGAACTTCAAATCAAAAGACCCTGCCGAGCGGATTAGCCTTTCACAGTCCACCGCATCGTTAAGCCTTGCCATGAAGTATCTGTCCGGCACATCATCAAAAATAAGCTGGCGCAACCCCTGCACAGGGTCAAGCCATGCTGCGATATCGTCCAAGGCAGATACCAATGCCGTAAAATTGTGTTTCGGGTAAATGTTGCAGTGGACATTGATTTCACGATAGTCAAAATCTGCGCCGGAATCCGCCACACCGTATTTACCCGGCACGGTGGTGGTAAAATTACGCATCTTACCACACACCTGCCAGGAAGTCAGGCGGGCTTTGATGCCCATGCTGCTCGACGTAATATCATTAAAAATAAAACCCATAGGTCAAAACCCTCCTTTATGCCGTAGTGAAGTGCCCCTGTGCACGGGAGCCACTCTGAATCAAATTGTAAAGTTCCTGGGAAATCTTGCGGATATCTTCTTCGCTTCGGACAATCATCTGCTGAATGGTAATCAGCGCACTGCCACCGAATCCTGTGCCGGATACCGTGTCATTGCGATTGACCGTGCCATTCACACTAAAGTCCGCAGGAAGTGCCGTGGTCATATCATCTGCAAGGCTGTGCATCACATCGTTGATGTCCTTGCTCATGCCTTCAGCGGCGGCAACCGCATCCTTGCCATTGGTATTGATGGAGCCTGCCAGACCTTCCACAAGCATTTCACCAATCCATGCCATCTCATCCGAAGGCGAGTGAATGCCGAAGAAATCGCAGATACCATCCCAAATGGAAGAAATCCAAGAGGATACCTTGTTCCAAAGCCAGGATGCCAAAGACTGGATACCCTGCCACAAGCCACGGACAAGGTTTGCACCCACGCTTGCAAGCTGCGATACACCCTTTCCAAAAGCAGAAACCAAGCCGGACAGAATCTGCGGTACGGCTTTCACGATTTCCACGATAATGGTCGGCAGGTTCTTAATGAGTGATACAAAGAGCGTTACACCTGCCTGTACGATTTGCGGAATGCTGTTTATAAGAGCATTTACCACAGAACCGATAATCTCCGGAATTGCCGCCACAATGGTTGTGATGATTTCCGGCAGTGCCTGGATAAGGGCAACGAGCAGGTCGATACCCGCCTGGATAATCTGCGGAATGGAGCCAAGCACGGCTGTGATGATACCCTCAATAATCTGAGGGATTGCCTCCACGATAGCCACGATGATTTCCGGCAATGCAGATACCAGGGATGTCAAAAGCTGAATGCCTGCGTCTATGATTTGAGGAATCGCACCAAGGACAAATTCCACGATTGCCAAAATAATGGACGGCAGAGCCTCAATCAGTACCGGAATTGCCGCAAGAAGTCCCTGTGCCAATCCCATGACAAGCTGAAGTGCTGCATCCAAAATCAACGGCAGATTTTCAATCAGTGTTTGTACCACTGTTGTTAAAATCTCAATGATGGTCGGAATCAACTCCGGAAGTGCCGTTGCAATGCCGGAGGCCAGTGTGGCAATTACCTGCATGGCTGCCTCTGCAAGCTGTGGCAACAGACTAAGCAGACCGTTTACCAATTCAAGGACAATCATGACCGCCGCCTCTGCCAAGGTAGGCAGTGCCGACACGATACCGTCAAGCAAGGTAACGATGATATCCACTCCTGCCTGAAGCAGTGTCGGAAGGCTCGTTAATATGGCTTGACCTATCATCGGAATGATAGTGGAAAGCTGTGTGAGAAGAACATCCACGATGCCCCTCATACCTTCTGCAAAGGTTTCTGCCGAGCCTGCTGTTCCTTCCAGAACGCCCTGCAGTCCTTCTCCCATCATGGCAACAAAGGGAATCATCTCATTCAGCACATCTGCTGCCATAAATTTAAGCGTGGTCATAATCGGCTCTGCTATCGCACCAAGCTGTGCATAGGCATCGGTCAGTTCTGCCTGGGCGCGTCTTGCGTCCATCACATCGCCGTTTAGTTCCTTGTAATTTTCAGCGGCATCTTCATACAGACCGTTTAAGGTTTTTGTAATCAGTGCTGCTCGTTCCTGTTCGGAATTACACGCATCAAGGGATGCCTGGAATTCATCCTCCGATGTACCCGCCCAATTGAGTGCATCGGCAAGGACACCCGTAAGCTGTCCGGTCTTTGCCGTTTCATTGGCAGCCTCCGTCAAGCCTTCAATGGGCAAGCTGTCACCGAAGGTTGCCCATACGCCTGCGGCAATATCTGTCCACTGCGTCAGCTCCTCTTCGGTTTCACACAGTTTTGCAAGGTGGTTGACCGCCTCAACACTTCGGTCTTCCTCTCCCAAAATGGAATAAAAGTCCGTGTAGGCATTGCCTGCCTGTTCCGCCGTAAAGCCTGCGGTAGTAAACGCAGCATCCAGTTTTGCCTGGTCTTCACGGTATTCCCGTGTGGATTCCGCCAAATCAAGAAAACTCTTTGTCAGTCCTGCAAGGGCAGCACCCGCCGCCGCAACGGAAGCACCAATGGCAACACCAAGACCCTTTACTACAGAACCGACCTTATCCAATTTGGAAGATGCGTCATCCGCATCCTTGGCAGTGCCCTCCATCTCATCACCGAAATTGTCAGCCTGCCTTGCTGCCTGCTGCATCTCATCTCCGAGTTCATCGATGGCTTTTTCATTCTGCTCCAGTTCACGCTCCATATTGTTAAGGGCGGCTGTCGCATTATTAAGCTGAATCTGCCAGTTCTGTGTCCTGCGGTCATTTTCTCCGAAGAACTCGGAGGCATTGGCAAGAGCAGAACGGAGTGTTTCGATTTTCTGTTTCTGTGCCTCGATTTCCTTATTCAGCACCTTGTTTCTTGCCGTAAGAGCTTCTACGGAACTGTCGTTTTTATCAAACTGCGACTGAACGACTTTCATTTCCGAGCCGAGAACCTTGAAGGACTGATTGATTTCGGACAGTGCCTTCTTGAATTCTTTCTCGCCCTCAAGACCGATTTTTAAGCCAAAATCATCTGCCACTTCAAACCACCTCCCTCATCAGATTCCGACAGGAATAATGTCATCAATGAAATATTCCCTTACAGGCTTCGCAAGCCCGTTATACTGTTTGTGGCACTCCCATAAATCCAGGAGCAGACCAAACGGCATCAGCCACACCTCATCCTGGGTCAGATGCAGGTGGGCGATGCCGTAATATAAAAGTCGAGTAAATAACTCATCGTCACTTACTCGACCACTGCGTTTTTTGAGTCAGCCTCACTGACCACATTTCTTTTGGTGCCCTTATACAAAGCATCGGTAATGGCGGTCTTGTAATCTGCCAGATCAAGAGGTGTGGTCAGAAGTTCCACCATCTCCTCTGTAAGGACATCCTTCTTGTTTTCCTTGTTCTTCAGATTGTGGACAAGGATGGACTGATTGGCAAGCAAGGTAATCAGCCACACGATTTCGCCGATAGCCATCTCGAAGTTCTCGGATTTCATCAGCTTATCGCCAAGGTTCTCAAGACCGCCATAGCGTCCTGCGATTTCCTTGGTTGCCCGGGTAGTGAGAAGCAAAGTATACTCGTCACCGCCAATATTGATATTTGCAGAGCGTTCTTTATCCATGTGTCATATCCTCCTTATTCCGCGGCCTCGGTAGCGTAGGAAGGTTCATACACTTCCTGATACCAGTTCGTGATAACATCCGCTGCAACAGCAGAATCTCCCTCTGTAACCTCTGCCTTCCAAGGGTGCTTGTTCTGACCGTCCACCTTGTTACGGCGGAGAATCGTACCCTCGATGGTAGGCGTACTGAAAGTGATGCTGTCACCCTTGGTGGCAAGGTTTGTGGCAGGGATACCGAACTTCACACGGTAAAGCCAGTAATACTTGTACTTGCCGTTGGATTTCTTGGCACGGAAACCCACAGCCACAGGCTCACCGCCGTCCTCACTTGTGGAAACCACAACGCCGTTTGCATCGATGGTAGCGCCTGTAAGGTCAGATGCCGTAGAAGCACCGATATCGTCCACACCCAGGGAAAGAGTGCCGGCCTTAAATTCCTTCACGATTTCCGATGCACCGTCATCGGCATAAAGGGTTGCTTCTGCAAGTTCCACCGACAAATCGGCGGTCATTGCCTTTGCCAACTGTACCGGAGATGCATAGGTTTCGTTTCCGTTCTCGTCTTCGGTGATTTTGGCATAATACAGTTTGTCAAGACCAATAGTAGCCATTGATTATTCCTCCATTTCATAATGTTTTGCCACATCCACGTTGTAATGGAAGTAGCCTGTTTCTGTTTCATAACCGATGTATCTTCGGTCAGTTATGGTAAAATCCGCACCAAGCATGGCACGGACGATTGCGTTTTTCTCTTTGGTATAGCTGCCTTTGGCATACAGGGAAATTCGTGCCTCCTGGATATCGCATCCGGGAGCGTTATCCGAATGAAGTGCAAAGCTGTCTGCCATCGGCACGATTACGATATATTTCTCCGGCGCATCATCCTTAAAGACACCCGTTTCAAGCGGGATGCCCAAAGGCTCCAGAGCCGTATTGATATCTGAAAGTACGCTCACAGCTTTCTGACCTCCTCTTCAAATTTATCCTGCATGGCACTGATACAGGCAGCACGGGATGCTGTTTTTGCGGGTTTCATAAAAGGTTTGGCAGGCTGACCGTGTTTGCCGTATTCGATGATATTGGCGAGTTTTGCGTTGCTGATGCCATCACGGCGGGGTTCTGCAAAGCCAACCTTGATGTTGTGATTGCCGTTCTTATCCATCTTCACAGAGGACAGACCAAGCGCCGACTCCAGTTCCCCCGTGGAACGGGACTCATATTTTGTACCGTTTCCGATTACGGAAGAAAGATTGCTCTGTGCCTTGGCAAGAACAATCTCGCCTCCGGCTTCAAGCATCTTTTCTGCCACGGGGTCAAAATTAGAGCCGAGCCGTGAAACACGTTGCAAAAACTCCTCTGGCATTTTAATATCCACTTTAGCCACTGGTCGCCACCACCTTTTTCGCAAGCACCTCCGTATACATCCCTCTGCCTTTCACATCTTCAACGGATGTGATTTCAAAGCGTCCGTCCTCACATACCAAAATATGGTCTGTGGTAATGGCAAGACCGGGAATGCATCGGAATCGGAACAGGTCGGTTGCCTCGGAGAACGCAGCGAGGTTTGCCCACCGTTCACTGCCGTGGCGACCTTCTCTGTACACACGGACAGATGCGAGGATTTCATCCGCCGTAGTGGTGAAACCCTCGCTGTCCTTAATGCGTTTTGTAATGACAATATCAGCAAAGCCGTTCATTTTTCCGAAACTCATGTCACACCTTCCAATCTCGGTCGAGCCTTAATAGAAGATTGACCGTATTCCAGACCTGCTGTCCGGCTTGCACGTTGTCGGCAAAGAAACCGCCCGTAGAGCCGTCCCTTGATTCATAGAAATGCGATGCCAACATAATCACGGCCTGTTCCGTGGTAGCGGGCATCGCATTTTCCGTATAATATCCTGCTTGGATGTGCTGATAGCTTTCCGCATAAGAAACGGCGGCAGTGATGAACCTTTCAATCAGTCCATCATCCACCGAATGCTCCAGTATCAGATTTTCTTTGACCTTCTTAAGAAGTTCGCTCATCACTGCCACCTCCCATCTTAGGCAGCAGCCATCTTGAGGAGCTTCACGGCTTCGGCAAGAATCAGCTTACCGTCCACACGCTCCTTCGCAACAAAGCCGACCATACCGTTTCCGGCGAAGAGTTCCTTCAGTTCCGCAAAGGAACGAGTACCACGGTCGCCAATGTTGTAGTAGTGGAAGTCACCGAATGCCACTGCAGGAAGTCCGGCAGTAATTTCAGGGAAGTAAGGAGAGGTATAGACCTTGTAACCCAGCAAATGACCAGGTTCTCCCTCCTGGATGGAATCCTGCCAGAGGTAACGGCCGTTTTTGTCAGTCAGCTTACGGATAGCTGCCAAAGTACGGTCATTGCAGAGGAAACAAGCATTCTTACGGTAAGGACGCTTAAGGGAGTACACAAGGTCTATGATTTCATCGGAAGTGATTTCTGTTGCAGATGCGGCAGTCACACCGATTTCAGCACCGCCTTCCTCGGCAAGCAGACCTAAAGGCTGACCAGTGCCGGTACCGTTGAGGAAGGCATCCTCTTCGGCATTTGCCAGAGCCTTGGAGAACTGGCGGATGATGTAATTCTCAAGACCAAAGGCATTGTCATACAGAAGTTCCTCGGTTACCTTAACGGCAACATGGAGTTTGTGTGCGTCCAGGTTGATCTGGGCGAACTTCGCATCACCCCAGGTGAGTTCCTCACCCTCGTCAATCCACGCAGCCGCAGGCTTAGTGGCAGCTATGTTGATTTTACGCTCACCGCTTGTGGTGATGGTGTGCCCCAGCTTACGGAAGATGTTCTCTTCCTCCAATGCCTCGATAAGGCGGGTGTCATACTCTTCGGGTACGAGATAACCGCCGTCTGCATCCACGCCCTCCTGGAGAACATTGGAAACATTACGGAAGTTGGTACGGAGAGCCTTAAGCATACCGTCCTTATAGGCATCGGAAGCACGTCCGGTCTTTTCCTTCTTGCCGTCCATAGGTTTGCCGTTCATAGGCTTTTCAGTGATGGGAGCAGAGGTAGGCTTGGAAAGCTGTGCATCCATAGCGGACATAGCCTCCATACGCTCGATTTCAGCGCCGTAGTCCTGAACCTTCTTCTCCATCTGTGCATAGGTCTTTGCATCCTCATCGGAAAGCAGACCGTCCTTGTCGCGCTTGGTTTCCACAAAAGCCTTTGCAGCCTCCCAAGCCTGGTTACGCTTTTCGCGCAGTTCGTTGATAGTCATAATAAATTACCTCCAATTTTTAATAAGATTTAGCCTGTCCATAAGGTCATCGGCTTTGGTTTTTCGGGTTTCTTCGGACTTGATTGCACACTTGGCGGCAACCTTATCCATAAGGGAATTGACCACATTTGCCTTGGAATAAAGCATAGACACCTGCGGCACTTCCACTTCGTCCGTGGTAGTTCTCTGCATGATTTCATCAGCAAAGCCAAGTTCCACGGCCTTGTTTGCGTCCATCCATGTTTCTGCATCCATGAGGTGGGACAGCTTTGTACGGGACAATCCTGTCTTAATCTCATAGGCATTGATGATGGAATCCTTGACACTACCGAGCATATCGATGGCTTTCTGCATTTCGCCGGAATCACCGAATGCTACCGTCATAGGATTGTGAATCATCATCATGGATACCGGGGACATCAGCACTTTCGTTCCTGCCATCGCAATCACGGATGCTGCGGAGGCAGCGATGCCGTCAATCTTGACCGTGACATTGCCCTTGTAATCCATCAGCATATTGTAGATCTGGGCTGCTGCCACGCAGTCACCGCCGGGTGAGTTAATCCACACGGTAATATCACCGGAGCCTGCCATGAGTTCGTCCTTGAAAAGCTGTGGAGTGACGTCATCGTCAAACCAGCTTTCTTCTGCGATTGTTCCGTTCAGAAACAGTGTCCTCGCCTCCGGCATCGTTTCCGTCTGTGCCTGGTTCTTCCACTTCCAGAACTTCTTCATCGGAATTTTCCTCCTTTCCGTCATTGTCGGTTGCATTTGCAAAAGCACCCGCATCTTTCAGAGGGAGCATATTGCCGTTGATAAGGTAAAGGTCGCCGCCTTCTTCCGCAGGGATACGGTCGAGGTTTTCCAGTTCGCGGATATCGTTTGCCGACATCCAACCGTTCTGACGACCAATGGCGTAGCCGTTCATACGGCTCTGATAATCGCCACGGAGCAGGCCTTCCACATTGAATTTCACAAAGTAGCATTTCTTTTCATCCTGTGACAGGAGCGTCCTCTGAATGGACTGCTCCCAACGAATGACCCAGGGGTCAAGGGTGTATTTCACAAACTCAAGGGACTGCTGCTCTATATTAGAAAAGCTCGACTTCTCAAGGTCGCCCACCATATGGGGAGGGACTCTGAAAATTCGAGCAATTTCATTGATTTGGAACTTCCTTGTTTCAAGGAACTGTGCCTGTTCCGGGGAGATGGAAATCGGTGTATACTTCATTCCTTCTTCCAGAACAGCCACCTTATTGGAGTTGGAACTGCCGCCAAAGGCAGCCTGCCAGCTTTCTCTGACCCTCTGCGGATCCTTGATGGTGCTTGGGTGTTCCAACACACCGCCCGGCGTTGCACCGTTGGCGAAGAACTTGGCACCGTATTCCTCACAGGCAATCGCCATGCCGATGGCGTTCTTTGCCATAGCAATCGGACTGTATCCCACAAGGCCGTCAAACCCAAGTCCCGGAATATGAAGCACATCGGAAGGCTGCAAGGTTACTGCAAACTCCTTATTTTTGATAGCCTCATCGGGACCACGGTAATAGGTGTAGTACAGATGTCCGTTTTCATCCCTGTCCACACTCATCTTGTTTGGCATCAGCGGATACAGGGCAACCACCTCATTCTTGCCGTTTCGGATAACCTGGGCATAGGCATTGCCCCACAGGAGCAGATGGGTCATGAGGGTCTCTCGGAATACGAAAGAACTCATTTCCGGATTCGGCTCATCATGGAGCAATCGGTAAAGAGGATGGTCGATGGCTTTTTCCTTGCCACCATCATCGTTATATTTATATAAATGCAAAGGCAAGCCTGCCACGGCTTCAGCCAGGATACGGACACAGGAATACACCGCCGTCATCTGCATGGCAGAACGCTCTGTCACTGCTTTGCCGGAAGTCGTACCGCCCATATAAAAGGTGTAAGCACTGCCTGCCGTTCTGTTTTCAGGCTTATCTCTGGACTTAAACATTCCCGTAAAAATACCCATATCAAATCACGCTCCTTCCTAAATAAACAAAATGCCGCGGTCATCGTACACGCTGGCACTATTGGTGTTGCCACAGCGGATTGCACGGTCGAGCGCCATAATGGTAGCAACAGCACCGTCAATCTTTTCTGTGGATTTGGCTTTGTCAGCCTTGATGTTTCCGGCAGGGTCGGTCTTGATGTAGATGTTATCCATCATCCAACGAAGAACGGGATGCCCGCCGTGTGCCAGTTTCTTCTCCATCGCAAGTTTCATTAGCTCCTTGGTTGGAGGAGACATATCCTTGTACCCTTGACCGAAAGGCACTACTGTAAATCCCATACCCTCAAGGTTCTGCACCATCTGCACAGCACCCCAACGGTCATATGCGATTTCACGGATGTTGTATTTCTCGCCCAATGACTCGATGAATTTCTCAATGTAACCGTAATGGACTACATTGCCCTCGGTGGTCATAAGCAAGTCCTGTCGTTCCCAAATGTCATACGGCACATGGTCACGCCGCACACGCAGGTCGATGTTATCTTCCGGTATCCAGAAGTATGGAAGAATGATGTATTTATCATCCTCATCTTCCGGTGGGAACACCAACACGAAAGCTGTGATGTCCGTTGTGGAAGAAAGGTCAAGACCACCATAGCAGACACGGCCTTCCAGTTCAGATTTGTCGGTAGGAAACGCACAGGCATCCCACACCGCCATCGGCATCCAACGGACAGCCTGCTTGACCCATTGATTAAGCCTTAACTGACGAAAGGCATTCTCTTCTCCGGGGTTTTGCTTTGCCTGTTCACAGGCTTGCTGCACCTTGTCGATGCCAACCGTCACACCCAGGGATGGATTTGCTTTCTTCCATACTTCCGGGTCTGTCCAATCGTCATCGTCCTCTGCACCGTAAATCACAGGGTAGAAGGTAGGGTCAACTTTTCGACCTTCGATGATGTCCTTTGCCTTCTGGTGGGTTTCATAACAGATGGACTGTGTATCGTTTCCCGCCGTGGTGATCAGGAAATAAAGCGGCTGCATTCTTGCATCGCCGGAACCCTTGGTCATTACATCAAACAGTTTTCTGTTCGGTTGGGTATGCAGCTCATCAAAAATAACGCCGTGGGTATTGAAACCGTGCTTGTTTGCCACATCCGCAGACAGTGCCTTGTACTTACTTCCTGTAGGATTGTAGGTCATGGTCTTCTGGCTTGCCTGGATGGTCATTTTATTTTTCAGCAGAGGACTTCGCCTTACCATCTCCAAAGCAACGTCAAATACGATTCGTGCTTGGTCTTTATCCGCAGCACAGCCGTAAACCTCTGCACCCGGCTCAAAGTCAGCACACAGAAGATACAATGCCACAGCCGCTGCAAGTTCCGATTTGCCTTGTTTCTTCGGTATCTCGATATAAGCTGTGTTAAACTGTCTGTATCCGTTTGGTTTCAGAACACCGAAAATATCACGGATAATCTGCTCCTGCCAGTCAATCAGTTCAAATGGCTTTCCATCCCATGTGCCTTTGGTATGACAGCAGAATTTTTCGATAAAGCATACTGCGTGGTCGGCAGCATCTTTATCGTAATAGCTGCCCTCCGCCATAAAGCGGGTTGGTTTGTAGTTTTTCAGTTTTCGCAAATGCCGTCACCTCCTCAAAAATGGCATAAAAAATAGCCGCCACCGTAATCGGTGCGACCTTCGTATACGAGGAACAGAGCCTCACGGCTCCGTCCTGCCTTTACAGGATTTTTTAATTGTGTTCGTTCAGCAAAATGCAAAGAGCAAGGTTTGCTTCTTCGGTTATGGGTTCAACATCCCAACCTCTGTCGTAGTTGGCAATAATCCCGCCATCGAGTTTCAGCATCAGCTTGCTGATTTTTCCGCCGTTGATGCCGAACCGGCTGCCTTCCTCATAAGCCTTAATCCAGTAGTGGACTGCCTTGTAACCGCCGTCCTTTTGCGGAATACCGATTGTTCCTTCTTTCCACATAGTCAGTCCTCCATTTTGCCTGTAAGAATGAAGTGGGTGTATTCCTTTCGGTGTTCCTCAAGATACACCACTAATTCGTAAAAATGCATCTCGTTGGCAATGTATTGTACCATCGGCACATCAAACATATTGGTACGTCCGGTTGCTCGGATGGCGAGAATCTGTTCCTTGATTTTATTCATCGGTGCAGACCTCCTTGCCCATAAGAAGTTCCGTGTAAATTTTGGTGTAGCGTTCACACTCGCTGCCCTCGGAACCCGCAATGGCTCTAAGGTAGAAATCGGCAGCCTCTTTTCTGCTGTCCCAAACTTCCGTCTGACCGTAGCAGGTAATCTTCACAGCATCCAGTTTTCGACAAATATCGACACCATACACCACATTCAAGCCGGAGCCTGTATCCCAACGAACCATGATGGATGCGGTATCATCTACGCCTCTGACCGTACCCTTTGTTCCAATAGGTGGTGCCTGTACATCTTCCATCTGTACCAGTTCCACACGGCATCCTACAGGGTATTCTTTTCTGACACGCTCAACCGCTTCTCTATCCGGAAATCTCATTCTGCCACCTCCTCGACAAGGCAGTATCCACTGCCAAGTTCTTCTGCAATGTCCGCACCGATGCGTTCAGCCTCCACACTGTTTGTGGCAGTGAAGATTTTGAAGTTATCATCGTCAAGTTCCACTCGGTAGGTCTTTTCCGTTTTCGGTGCCTTAAAAGCACTGCTGCCGGAAAGGTTGCGGAGCAGGATTTTTCGCTCGGTCTTGTATTCATTTCCGATAAAGCCGAGGCGGAGGAGAAAACAGCGGAATGCGTATTTCTCATTGTCCACCGCTTTTTCCGTGGCATTGATGCGTTTCTGATTTTTGCTCATTTCACAAAGGGCGGCAATGAAGTGGCTGTAAGCCTTGACCTCATCGGCATCCAATCCTTCTTCAAACCAAGGGAAGGAAACCCTGTCCTCGCCGATTTCGATTGGTGTTGCCGAAATGCCCAGTGCCTTCTTGATAAGACTGCCCTTGGCATCCAGAAGATTTTTAAGGTTACCGACCGCAACCTTATCAAGGGGAATCGCCACCGTAAGCCCCACCGTTTCGCCCTGTGGCTCGTTTTCGGAAGGGGCAAGGTAATCCGACGGGCAATCTTCCGTCGGCTCTTCTTCGGAAATTACGGCCTCCTGCTGTTCGCTGTCATAACGGGAGAAGTCACTCTCAAAGCCTGCATCGTAAAGATGCTCCAGAAGTCTTTCAATGACCTCGCTGTCTGCCATATCATCAAACAGCAGGTTGCCTTCCTTGTCGATTGTGAAGTAGTCTACTTCGTATGCGCAGGAAGGGACTCCCTTATACCTGCAATCGACCTCAAGCCAGGTGGCTATGGTCTGTGCCAGTTCCTTGCGTTTTTTACCGGGAACATTGTAATGAATTTTCATGTGCAAAACCTCCTATCGTTTTGGTAGTACACATATTCGCTCTAAAACCGATAAATAGCAAGTCATATGTGCAAAATATAAGGAAGAATAGTTGTAGATTTACACCCCTTCATTTTGTGTATAGTACACGATGCCTGTCAGCACATACACCACATTGGGCAGTGCCACGCCGTTGCCCCACATCTTATACTCCGCCGAGTCGGAATGAGGGTTCTGAAGCCACTTGAATATCTGCTTCCGTGTTTTCGGTTTGCTTGATGTTCCCACAATCTTACGATGTGTTTCAAAGATTTCTGCCCACCGTGTGAGTTCCTCTTCAGAAGGAAGTTTCTCACCAAGGTCAGCACACCACCAATCCGGAAATCCCTGGAGCCTTGCACACTCCGTTGGAGTGAGTCTGCGGACAATGTATTCCAGACCCGAATCTGTGTCATTGACAAGCGGAGGGTCTTTGTAGTCCGTAGCTACTAAAGTGTTGGCAAGTTCCTCTTCCGCAGAAGTAAAGAACGATGCCTTACTGCTTGAGTAGGTGGGAACGGCAACCGCATCGGGTCCCGTGGCTTTCAGTGTGGAATTGACACCCTCATCACTGATTCCCATATTCCTTGCGAAGTTCTGACCGCAGTTATAACTTTCACGGTCGATGGCATAAACAACGGCGTGTCGGTCTACGGTATTTAAGGTGTACATGACATCACTTTCCGCATAACCATTGCCGTGGTGGGAAGGACGGGAGCCGTTGCCTTCCACGATGGCAATGCCGCCCTGGTTGCAGGTAGGATTGCCGCCGTTCCCATCAAGGGTACGGGAGGTGTCTGCTTTATAAAAACCGCTGTTGGGGTTTGCCGATTTCATGGCGTTGCTATCCTTGGAGCAGACACCGAAAGCGGTCGGCTCTACCACAAACGGCTGATTGTTTCCGCCTGTGCCGTAAGTAGCCGCCACGGTCTGTGCCACATCAAGAGGACCCACATAGCGGGTATCCTGGGAGTGATTTTCATAAACGGTTGCAGGAACAACGCCCGCTCGGAGCGTTGGAGATTTTTCCGCCTCATAGCCAATGCCACGGCTGTCGGCAGAATGCTCCGTGCAAAATCCCGCAGATTCCATCACGCAAGGCGGATGGTGTGCCTCGGCACGGAGGGTGCAGGTCACATCATCGGTGACATCCATACGATTGCCACCCTGGTCATTTAAGACGATGCCTGTCGCAGGAGTGCTTTCTTCAGAAGTTCCGGCAGTTCTTTTCCACGGGCATCGGCTCGCCTCAAGATTCCCAAACAGGCCTTCTGACTCAAATAATATTTTTCCGGCACACCCACCATTAAAATCTGCGACAAGATAGATACGTCTTCTTCTCTGGGGAACTCCCCAATACTGCGCGTCAACGCATCTCCATGCGATACTGAAACCGTCTCCCAACAGTTCTCCTGCTCCTGTCCATTTTCCTTTTGGAGGACAAGGTACATCATAGTTGCCTTTGACGGATGCGACTGCTTCGAGGACAGCTTTGAAATCTTCTCCTGCGTTTGAGGAGAAGGCGCCGAGGACATTTTCCCACACGATGTATCTTGGATATTCACCATTGGTTTTACACCTCATTTCTTTTACGATTCGGATTGCTTCGTAGAACAAACAGGAGCGTTCTCCATCAAGACCACTGCGTTTTCCCGCCACACTCATATCCTGGCAGGGAGAACCGAAAGTGATGATATCCACGGGGTCAATCTCCGCACCGCTTATGGTGGAGATGTCACCGAGGTGTTTCATCTGCGGAATACGCTTGCTTGTTACACGAATAGGAAAAGGCTCAACTTCCGATGCCCACAAAGGGGTAATACCGGAAATCAAGCCTCCCAGAGGAAATCCCCCGGAGCCGTCAAAGAGGCTGCCGAGGGTCATAGGTTTTTTATTCATCTGCACCAACCTCCTTCACAAGGTCGGCATACGGTATCTGCACACCGTTACGGATAACAAAGACACCGTCTGCATCACCTGTATCTTCCACATATCTGCGGAGGATGACCGATGCGTACTTTTCATCCAGTTCCATCGTATGGCAGATGCGATTGGTTCTTTCACAAGCCATCAGCGTAGAACCACTGCCACCAAAGGTGTCGACCACGATGGAATTCTCACGGCTTGAGTTTCCAATCGGGTAGGCAAGCAGGTCAAGTGGCTTGGAAGTCGGATGGTTTTTATTTTTCTTCGGCTTATCGAAGTTCCAGATGGTGGTCTGACTTCTGCCTGCGTTTTTGCTCCAGTAGTGCTTGCCGTTCTGAAGGAAACCGTAAAGCACGGGTTCGTGCTGCCACTGATAATCACTTCTGCCAAGCACCAGGGAGTTTTTCACCCAAATGCAGCAGCCGGAAAGATGAAAGCCTGCATCGATAAATGCCTTACGGAAATTCAAGCCTTCCGTATCAGCATGGAACACATAGGCAGCACCGCCTTTTTCCAGGTGGGCAGCCATATTCTGAAATGCCGAAAGCAAAAATTCATAAAACTTCTCGCTTGCCATCTTATCGTTTTTGATGGACAGACCATCGGAACTTTCAAAGGCTACATTATACGGAGGGTCGGTCAGCACAAGGTTGGCTTTCTTACCATCCATAAGTGTTGCAACGTCATCGGGATTTGTGGCATCACCGCACATCAGTCTGTGTCTGCCTACCGTCCACACATCACCACGTTCCACAAAGGCAGCCTTTTCCAAGGCATCGCTTAAATCAAAATCGTCCTCTTCCACATCAGACTTATCATCTCCTGTAAAGAGGTCTGCGATTTCATCATCGTCAAAGCCTGCCAGGCCGATATCAAAATCCATGCCCTGCAAGGACTCGATTTCGATTTTTAACATCTCCTCGTCCCATCCTGCATCAAGCGCCATACGGTTGTCTGCAAGGATGTAGGCTTTCTTCTGTGCCTCGGTAAGGTAGTCCACAAAAACACAAGGCACCTCATCGATGCCTTCTTCCTTGGCAGCCATCACACGGCCGTGTCCGGCAATGATACCGTAATCCTTATCAATAATGACGGGATTGATAAAGCCGAACTCACGGAGCGAAGAACGGAGTTTCATAATCTGCTCCGGAGAATGGGTGCGGGCATTATTTACATACGGCACTAATTTTGTAATGGAAACGAGTTCCATCTGCGTTGTTGTTCTTCCCATAGCACCCTCCTTAATACAGACCCCATTCAGCGAACTTTTCAAAACCGCCGAGGCTGTGAATGTACTGACGGGCAATGTCTACGATTTCCGCATAAGGCTTACCATCAATGGTGTCATCTCCGATGGCACAGCAAAGCTGCACAGGCTCTTTGATTTTCTGTGCCTTAAGGAACGCATAGATATTTACAGACACATCCGCCTTGGATAAGTCCTTACCGTGCAGACCGCCACCTGTAACGGAATCAGCCATATCCGAACCGAGTTTACGGTTGGTAGCACCTGTATCTACATTGGTGCCGCCAGTCCAATCACCGAGAGGATTTACCTCTGTAAGAGGACACTTGATACGAAGAATGTCGGTCGGAGCATTACTCTGACAAACAATAAATCTGTTTCCGTCTGCGATGTATTTCCCGTCATACGGATACTCCTCATAAATTTCACGAGCCATTCTGGAAAGGTTCTTCTGCTCGGGTGTTAAAGGCATACCCTTAAAGATCCCGTTATCTCCGCAACGCACACCGTCCTTCTGATTATCCGACAGGTGCTTATCCTGGGGAACGATAACGATGTCCGTATCCATCACGCCTGCGATACGATGCACGGCGTTTATAATTTCTGCTCTGTCCAAATCTGCTGTGGTTTCAATAATGGCATGGCACACACCATGGCCGATTAAAACCTCCACAGCAATCTTCGGATTTTCTTCTTTTGCATAAGCCAGATCCACAATGGCTCCTGCGATTCTGTCTGCCACCTTGTCCGGATGGCTCGGATTTACTTTTTCAATCATAGTTAAAACCCCTTTCGTTGGTGCAATAGTCGTTCCAGGTCATCATTCGGATTCGTACCAGAGAAGTCCACGGAACAGTTTTCTTTTACGATTTGCATGATGTTGTCCCACTGCCTTGAGGCTTGGTTCATATAGTTGATGCCGATGTTGATGAACGGGGAGGTGACAGGCTTTCCGGTTGTGGGATGCTTTGATAGAAATCCCAGCTCGTTTGTCATTTCCTCGCACTGCAGCCAACGGGCAACGCACATGGCATAGCGTTCAATGGTCTGTGGGGAAACATAACCCGCACAGCCGATGGAATTGAGCCAGTTCCAGGTATCCTCATAAATCTGCTTTGCTATCAGTTCCGTACCGTCACGCTGCTTTGCACTGAGCAGTTCATTTGGTTTCGGCATCTGGATACCCTCCACATCGGGGATATCCAGCATCGTAAGTTTGCGACCGCCGGGGTTGCCGTTCTGAGCCTTTTCTAAATTGGACTTCGGCTTACGACCTGCACCCGGACGTTTTCCACCACGGCCGCCTGTGTTATTCGATTTTGTTGGCACATTTCTCACCGCCTTTCTGTCTGCGGGTCTTATTACCCTTTTGATTTCGCAATTTTTTCACACGAAACCCCACGCCCGTTGCACGGGATAAAGGTCCCGGAGATTTTGACCGCCTTGGGCAGGGTCAGTGATTATGCCAACGGTCGCCGCTTTCTGCGTGTATCTTTGCATGACACGGCTTGCAGAGAGCAATCAGATTCTCTCTTGCATGAGTTCCACCCTGTGACAACGGCAGCTTGTGATGTATCTCTTCCGTTGGTGTAAGTTTTCCTTCGGCTTGACATTTCTCACACAGCGGGTGGGCAGCCGCATAGGAATCCCTTATCCTTTTCCACGCTCTGCCGTAACGCTTACGCACAGCGGGGTCACGGTCATAGGTTTCATAGCGTTTGTTTTCCTGCTTTTCATGTTTCTCACAGAACCTCCCGTCCGTTAGGTTGGGACAGCCGGGGAAAGAACAGGGACGCGTTGGTCTTCTTGGCACTCGTTTCACCTCCCTTGGGCATAAGAAAAGCCCTGAAGGATTGCTCCCTCAAGGCTTTCATCATTCTGCTTTTCGCTGATTATATCATATCATAATTGCCACTGTGGTATCTTGTTGCAAAGTGTTGCAAAGTGTGCAGGCTTTATATTTTGATGGGGTTTTCCGGCATCACCACATGGTTAAGGGCACTGTTATGCCAACGGTACACCGTGGTTCTGTCGGCGTGGAGTTCATCCCCAATCTGCTCCCAGGTAAGGTTATGGATATAACGGTAACGCAGAACCATACGCTCATCGGTATTGGAAACCTCATCAATAACAGTGCGTATCTGCTTTTTCAGTTCCACAAGGTTGTCGATTTCTGCGTTTATTTTATCTTCCAGTTCCATAATCTTAAAAACGCTGCGTACAAAAGGTGCATCCGTATTTCTTGAAGTCTGCACACGCTCCTCCCATGTGGGAGAAGAAATGCTACTCGACATTTCCCTCAATTTTCCAAGTTCCTCAATATCTGAATTGATTCTTTGGTCTAATCGATATGCCTGTCCTAAATATTCCTTTACTTTCACGATTCTTCCACCTCCGCTTGTAATTTGGAGATTAAATACTCTCCATCCACTGAGGTAAGTTCCCTATACCACGCAGAGCGGAAGAACCTCTCCACCTCATCTTTCATTATTTTGGCTGACTCATTTCTGGGCCATTTTTTCAGTTTTTTAAGGGCATCCCTGTAGTCTTTTACGGCTAACAGGATGATGCTGTTTGCAAGATTTTCATAAGGGTCGGTCAATGGGCAGCACCTCCAATTCTGGCTTTGACGGAATCAATAAGCGCCGATTGGATTTTCTCTTTCTTACGGAGTGCCTTCATCACATCCTCGTCAATGGTGTCCTTTGTAATAATATGATGAATAACAACGGTACTCTGCTGACCCTGTCTCCACAAGCGGGCGTTGGTCTGCTGATATAGTTCCAGTGACCAGGTCAACCCAAACCATATAATCGTGGAGCCGCCAAACTGGATATTCAAGCCATGTCCTGCACTGGCAGGGTGGATAACAGCAACGGGGATTTCTCCATTGTTCCAATCCTTGATGTCCTGGCTTGTTTTTATCTCCCTCACAGAAAAACGATTCTTGATTCTCTGCAAATCGTGGTTATACCAATAAGCCACAAGCACAGGCTTTCCGTTTGCACCCTCAATCAAATCCTCAAGGGCATCCAGTTTGCGGTCATGGATGTGAATGACCTTTTTTTCTTCGTTATAGACTGCACCGTTTGCCATCTGAAGAAGTTTGCCGGAAAGTGCTGCAGCATTGACGGCATCGATCTCCTCATCCTTAAGGTCGACCACCATATCCTCTTTCAAGGCTTGGTACACTGACCACTCTTTTTCCGAAAAGGAAACAGGCACCTCGTTGATGATGCATTCCGGCATTTTTAAGAAATCCGCTGATTTCATGGAAATCGTAATATCCGAAATCAATCTGTAAATGGCATCCTCCGCACCCGGTCTTGGCTTGTAGGAGAAAATCATCTGCTGATTTCTCTTATCCGGCACAAAGAAGTTATTTCGGTAGTGGGTGATGTATCTGCCAAGCCTCTGACCCATATCAAGCACACGGAACTCCGCCCATAAATCCATAAGACCGTTACTGGATGGAGTACCTGTAAGTCCTACCATCCTTTTTACCGTAGGTCTTACTTTCAGAAGGCTTTTGAACCTTTTCGCCGTATGGGATTTGAAGGAAGATAACTCATCAATCACCACCATATCAAAGTCAAACGGAACACCGCTTTTTGTAATCAGCCAGTCCACATTTTCACGGTTGATTAAGTACAGGTGTGCCGGACGCTTTAAGGCAGCAAGCCTTTCTGCCTCCGTTCCGATTGCTACGGAGTAGGTAAGTCCATCCAGATGCTCCCACTTTTCAATCTCCGCAGGCCAGGTATCCCTTGCCACACGAAGAGGAGCAATCACAAGAACCTTCTGCACTTCAAATCGGTTCAGCATCAGTTCGTATATGGCAGTCAGCGTGATGACGCTCTTGCCAAGACCCATCTCAAGGAGAACTGCTGCAATGGGATGTTCCAGTATAAAATTTGTTGCATAAGTCTGATATTCATGGGGATTGTATCGCATCAATCACACCTCCAATCTGCTCGATACTGTCAACGCAGAAAACCTTAAAGCCGAGGCTTTCCAACTGTGTTTTACGTCTTATCTGTAAAGGACGCATCTTTTTACCGGGAGCCTTAAATTCCACAAATGCCATTCTTCCCATTGGCAAAAGTACAAGACGGTCAGGCACACCATCTAAACCAGGACTTACAAACTTCGGTGCGATGCCTCCCATTTTCTTCACTGCGTCCGTGAATTTTTTCTCTATAAACTGTTCTCTCATGTCTACACCTCATTTGACACAAGAACACAAAATCACAACCATTCCCTATATATTCCTTACGCGCCTATACGCAGGTGTTTTTCACTTATACCCTTAATAAAAGCCATTTTGAATATAAGGGAAATAGTTGTGTTGTGTCGCAATCTTGTGTTCTTAGCCTCCGAATTTGTAAAGTCGCTGCCTGCCATAAATCGGCTGACGCTTGATAGAGTTGGTTCGCTCCCAACCGCTGATCTGGCTCATCAGTGCTGCAATGGCATAGCTGTCCGAAGGCTTCAGTTCTTGCAGATTCTTACCAAAGCACTCACACCAAATTTCCGGATTGCTGACCTCAGTACGAACCACCGTGCCTTTATGATCAGGCTGACCGAACTCACTGCCTTGCAGGAAGTTTCGTCTTTGGTACAAATCCATACTGTTCCAATCGGTCGGCAGCAAGGCATTCAGATACTCTTCCACCATGCCGACACGCTCGTCCACTTCCATCGCAGATTGCTGCACCTTCTCGGACTCCGCAAGCACATCGCCTTCAAGGAACAGTTTCTCGCCGGACTTCCAGATGGCTTTTGCCTCCGCCCAGAACTGCTGACGGTATTCATCGGTAAAGTTCCAGGTCTTTTTCTGTTTCTTCTGATGTACCTTGATAATCCAAAAACGGCGGTTACCCGTAATATCACGCAGATATCCGCGCTCACCGTTGACCGTGGCAATGATAATGCACTGTCTTGGATGGGATTCCACCACTCGACCATAGGAAGGACGGTATTTATCATCACAGGTGGAAAGGAACGCCTTCACTTTCTCAATGTCGGCTTTCTTCATACCCGCAAGTTCTCCGATTTCCACCGCCCAGAACCCCTGCAATTTTTCAGCACCGGACTTATCATCCATATCCGTAAGGGACAATGTTTCCGAATAATACTCCGAACCCACCAGGTCTTTTACAATGGTGGACTTACCGATACCTTGCTCACCGTCAAGCACGGGAACGCAGTCAAACTTGATGCCGGGAACATAGATACGGGCAACGGCAGCTGCAAAGGTCTTTCTTGTAACCGTGCGTACATATTCCGTATCATCCGCCTGCAGATATTTGATAAAGAGGTCTTCCACACGTTTAACACCATCCCACTCAGGCAGACTGTCCAAATAGTCACGAACAGGGTGGAAGTGTCGGTCATCGGCAGCCTTGGTAAAGGCAACATCGTGGTTACGGCTGGAAAACGGCAGATAGCGGATGTCGATGATGGACTTAAGCTGTGCCGTATCCGCATCACGCCAAAATGCATTGCCCGCAGGACGCTCCCAAGGGAGAGGACCCGTAACCTGAATACGGTTTGCCATTTCGTTGAAAGCGAAGTTCTGGAAATCAGGGTCATTATTCAGAATGAGGTTCAGATTGTAAACGCTGTTCTCCAACAGGCTCGACCTCGGCTGATAATGGAGTTTTTTCTTCCAATCCTCATCACCGTCAACGGAAAATTCCACATTCGCCTGTGCCAGACGTTCGTTGGCAGCAAGGAGTTTTACCTCATCCTGCTGCATGGCAAACTCGCACATTGCGTTAAAAGACTTCTTATCATCTGCATCACCGAACTTATGGATACGGACAATATCAAAGGCATTGCACAGCTTCAGATATGCAGGGTCTTTGGCATGGTGGCTGTAGACAAACTTGTCCTCTTTGATTTCCACACCCGCCATACTGCTTGACTGGATGAAGTGCCAACGGCTCTCATTGTCGGTCGGCTCATATACATCGGACAGGAAAATCTCCAAAGCCTTGGAAATCGGATGATACACACGGTTGAAAAGACCCACCACACCTTCCTTGGAAAGCGGGTCCTGTACCTTCTGCTGCGTGACGCTGTTTGCCTTACTTTCCCTTGAGGAGGTAGGCAGTCTTGTAGGGTCAGTCCATTCCGGATGGGCATTAAGAATTTCATCCGGGTCGAGCCAACCGCCGTCTGTTTCCTTGTACACGAATACACCGTTCTGTGGAGTGGACGGCCAGTACATCAGCTGATTGGGAAGATAGGAACACTCGTCAAAGAAGTCGATACCGAGCATCTGCGCCACATAGCGGGATACGGCAACAAACTCCTCCGGTGTTACATCACGGGTCAGAGGGCAGACGATTCTTGCCCTTGGATTTTCCTCTGTACTACTGTGCGTGGTATAGAGCACGGAGGTGTAAGGGAATGTGGTTTCATAGTTATCAAGAAATTCCTTTGTAATGCGGTCACCATCAAGGGAAAGCATGGAGCGTGACTCCACGGTGTCGATTTTTCTGCGGCCGCCCTTAAGGACACCGCCTACAAATCCACCGTGGTCTTTTGCCAGATCACGCTGCGCCTTATTCATCTTGGCGTATTCTTCTGCCGACTCCGGAGTACGGATTGTGACTTTCAATCGTTCCTTCAATTCCTCAAAGCCAATAGTTTTATTGACCCAGGTCTTTGCCTGTCGGCTGTTTCCGTATGCAAGAGATAAACTTCTCATTATCTGTCCCTCCTTACCTTCGGTGTCTGTCCATATTCAAAACGCGCCTGTCTTGCAGCTTTGCGGGCATAACGGACACGGCTGTTTACGAAATCGTTGTATCTGTACTTACCGTATTCATGGGTAACCATCGGAATCATCTCATCGTCCATGTCCTCACCGAAGTGGGTAAAGAAACAACGGTCACGTCTGTCGTTGTAGGCAAAGAGATATGGTTTGCGGGTATCCGGATGCAGTCCGATGGTCACTTCATTTTCGTAGCTGCCACCGCCGCCATCGTCGGTTTCTTGGCAGAAGATATACAAATCATCATCCATCGGGTCACCGAAACAGATAATACCCGCCCAACTGTCATGGTTCTGACCGTCACTGATTTTTGCAATGGCAGCGTCACCTTCGGAAGTTCCACGGAGTCCTTTTCTCTTGACTTCAAAGAAACAATGGAAATCAGGAAGATAAAAGTCCGGCAGATAATGTGTGCCGTCACTTAACACGATGCTTTCCGGCTCATACTCCCACTGAATACCGAGGGTATCGAAGAACACCGCCCAACGAGCCTCCAAACGGGAACGGAATAAATATCCTTTATACTCTGTCTGCACTGCCTTAAATTCGCTCATTACCGGACACCTCCTTACAGTTTTCACTGAACCAACGGATGGTCTGCTTTCTTTTCTTTGCAACGCTGATTTCATGCGCCATACCCTCGGACACTCTGCTACCGAACACCCAAAGTTCCGAGCAGTTGCCAAGCAGCACATAGTTAAAATGCATGGCATCCTTACGCTCCGCAGGGTTCTCATCACACATAAACTGCGGGTAAAGCAGGTGGGGAGTCATAGGAATCGCTCCCTGTTCATAGGCAAAACGGCTATACTTTTTTGCCTGCTCAGTGTTATACTGCGTATCCCCGGAATAGGGACTACAGATATACACCATCGGTTTGTACGGTTCTTTTCTGTTTCTGAATTCGTCCATATCGAATCCTCCTTCTTAAAATGAAATAGACAGAAGGACAAATCATCCTTCTGCCTATAAGCGAAAAATCCGATGGAATCGAACCCCCAAATTTTAATCTTTTTTATAAAAATCGCATTCGTATCCGTCTGCACGAAGGAGCAAACCTTTCGCCCAAGGCGGAGTCCTGCCCATCTGCTCACAAACGGCATCCAGGGAAACCCTACGGTCACATTCAATGATAATTTCATCGTGGACATGGGCAACGATGTCGCAGTGGCTGAGTGTTTGAATGGCGAACATCAGAATATCCCTGGCAATGGCCTGCACGGCATTCTCCGTAAACTTGGGACCGTAGCTTTCCAAACGCTCCCACTTCTTTGTAGCACCCACACCTTCATAGGTGACCGCCTCGCCGCCGAACTGGTTCTCTCCCATGCGTGGTTTTACATAGGCAAGCTGTCTGCCGGACGGAAGGGTCAGAAACAGGAATCCACTTTGATAGTGGAACTTCAAGCCATGCGTTTCCACGGCAGTCTTCTGTTTCACGCAGGTCTTTACGGCACGGTCAATATCCCACCAAAGCCTGGTTATCATAGGGTTGGCATTTCTCCACGCAGACACAAGCGGTTGCAGTTCTTCTTCCGCAATGCCCATATCCAAGGCACCCATTGCTTTCAAGGCACCGACCGAGCCACCATAACCCAGGGCGAGTTCTGCGATTTTACCTTTTTGACGGAGATGTCCGTTCACGCCGTGCTTTTCTACCGGAACGCCAAACATCTGCGATGCACTGCTGCAATAAATGTCTTTGCCTTCCTCGAATACCTTAATTCTCCACTGTTCGCCTGCAAGCCAAGCCAACACCCTCGCCTCAATTGCAGAAAAGTCTGCTACGATAAATTTTCTGTCCTTCTGCGGCACAAAGGCAGTACGGATAAGCTGTGACAGGGTATCGGGGATATCTTCATATAAAAGTTCCAAGGCATCGTAATTTCCGCTACGCACAAGACCACGAGCCTCTGCCAGATCTTCCATGTGGTTCTGTGGTAGGTTCTGTAATTGAATCAACCTTCCTGCAAATCGTCCGGTACGATTGGCTCCGTAAAACTGAAACATACCCCTTGCACGGTTATCTCTGCACACAGCGTTCTCCATAGCCGTGTATTTTTTAACACTGCTCTTGGCAAGCTGCTGACGAAGGGACAGTACATCGGTAATATCCTGTGGTGCCGTTTTGATTGCCGCCGCCACTTCTTTTTTACCGAGGCTCTCCATCTCCATACCGTTATCCGATAGCCACATCTTCATCTGCTGCACGGAATTAGGATTGTCGAGATTTGTCATATCCTGCATTCTGGCAGTCAGATGTTCACGGCTCTTACTGTCGATTTCGATTGCCTCTTTTACAAGCACCATATCCACACCGATACCACGGTCATTGATTTCTTCACTCACATGGTATTCATCCCAAATCTTATCCGATACCGGAAAGCGTGACAGCTTTGCCTGGATACCCATTTCGGTTTCCACATCACGGAGGTTGTATGCCTTAAACTGCTGCCACTTTTCCATATCATGCTCCGGCAGATTTCTTGTGCGACCACCGTTTACCTTGGTCGGTGCACAGGGAACGCAGAAATATTTGATTAAGGATTTACCCTCGGTCAGCTTCTGTTTCTCCAAACCAAGAACAGCACCCACACCCTCAAGAGAAAGCGGCAGACCTAAAGTTGCCGCCCAAATCATAGTACAGTGCCAACTTGCCGGATTTAAGAAACGGGCGCACTCCTGCGACAAAGGGTGGTTATCATAGAACGGGTCAAGGCTTACACCCATATCCGATAAATATCGGGACAGGCAGACTCTTTCAAAAGTTGCGTTATACGCCGTTTTTATAATGGAATCATCGGTCAGTGCATCAATAACTTCTGCAGGTATACTCTCCCCACAGGCAAGGTCAACCACCTGCACAGCACCGCCGTCCACGGCATAACCGAACAGTAATATTTCAAAATCCTCGCTCTCTGCATATTTGTACACACCGCATTTTTGCAGATTGACCGAGGAGAAGGTTTCAATATCTATACTTAATACTTTCATAGCACATTCCTTTCTATGACAAAGGCGGCAGAAGAATATCCTCCGCCGCCCGTCATGTTTACTCGGTCACATCTTCATTCTGTGCAGCCTTTTTCTGCTTACGCTTTTCACGGAAGGCTTTGACCTTCTTGACAATAAAGCTGATGATTTCACATACCGTCCACACGATGCCGTTGATGGCAAGACCGTAGATCAGGCAGAAAAGCACAATCACATCGACCTGTTTCATAAATTCGTATAATTCGTTCATATCGTTTTACCTCGTATTTCGCAGTTTTCGTTTATGGCAGACGGTGGTATTTCACACCGCCTGCCAGGGTTATCCTTATGCCAAGAAATCGTCATCCTCAACAGTGGAGAAATCATCGGTTGCGGAAGTACGGCCACCGAGATACTCACCATCACGGATTTTCTGAATGTTGCCAAGACCGCAGGCAACACCACGATTACCGTTACTGTTAAATGCGTAGAAGTTCAAAGACACTCTCGCATAACAGCCGGAGTAAACCTCATCACGGTCGAGGATAGGCTTAACCGCCTTGTCCACAATCTGAGGAGCCGTAGTGCTGTTTGCGTTCACGAAATAATGACCCTTGTAGGCATCATCATCTCTTTCAACATCGCCGTCACGAAGAGGCAGTTTGATTGCACCCTTGTTAGGCTTTTTGCCGCCGAACTTGGCGATGCCTTCCTCAATCGCAGCATCCACTGCAGCGTTGATAGCGTTGATGGTTTCGGTATCGTCCTTCGGAATCAACACGGATACGGAATACTTTTCAGCACCACCATTGATGCTGACAGGCTCCCAACCGTGGAAGTAAGAAAGACGAGTGTTCTTGCCAGTGATAACCTTAGTTCTGTTTACGTTTGCCATAATTTTAATCCTCCATAATAAATTCGTTTTTTGCGTCTGATACGTTCATTGCCTGCCTCTTATCCGAAAGGGGAACGAGGGTAGGCTTTCCGGGTGGTTTGATAACGAGGCCGCCCAGGATTTCCTCGAATTGCTTTTTGCCCATCAGCTTCTGCATTTCTGTCAGAGTGATAAGGCTCTGACGGTAAATGTCTGTGTACCCGTGTTCCTTGGCTGCTGCCGCCACCGCATCCTCATCGGAAAACTTACGGTTAGAACGACCTTCGACAACCTTGAACCCGCTCCACGACTTGCCGTGGTTTAGTGCCGCTTCCAAGGCATAGGCACTGATTTCGTTTGCCCACTTGGTGATGTCCGGCAGCATCGGAAGAATTTCTTCAATCTCCTCATCCGTAAGCAAAGGCGGAAGTTTGAATTCTTCCTCTGCGATACGGAGTTTTTCTGCTGCCCTCGCACGGCACTTGACCGCCGCACGGCAAAATTGGCACCATTCTCCCGGACAATATTCGCCTTCGCCCTTGGCAGCCATCTGAGCCTTGGGTTTCAGTTCGTTTTCCGCCCAGGCTTTCAGTTCTTCCACAGACACCGTCCATGTCTGAACATTCTCCCTGCGAGGTTGGAAAATCGAAAGTGAAACTTCCTTAATGTCATACAGGCTTTCATAGGCACTGAGTGCTGCGATGCCGTAACACTTCAGCTGCGAATTTTCCTCTGCGTCAACGAGTACACCAAGTCCGTATTTCATATCGATAATGTGGAGACTGTTATCCGAGACGATGAGGCAATCCGCCGTTCCGTATGCGCCCGGAACATAATCGGAGAGGTCAACCTTCTGCTCAATCAGCACCAAAGGATCGGGGCAGTTCTGCTTTGCTTTTTCAAGCTGTTCTAAGACAAACTCCACATAAGCATCGCTATGTTCTTCCATCTCATCCGTATTAAACGGGGATACCGGACGCTTACTGCGCCTGCGGAGTGCCTTCTTCAACTTGTGTTCGCATAAAGCGTGAGCCGCAGTACCTTCCTCGGCAGCGTTGCTGCTCTTGTTTTCAAACTCCGTTTCCAAGACCGCACTCGGTGTGCATTGTAACCACCTGTGGGAACTGGAAGGGGAAAGTAGTGCGTGATTACCCATTGCCAAGCACCTCCGCATCCTTAATAAGGTCTGCATAGTGCTTCGGGTCCACATCCGACAGCTTGCTGCCGCCGTACTTGGTAATCAAACCCTTTACCTCGGCTGTCATACCGTTCTGCGTCTTAACCGCAAGCACAGCACGGACATCTGCCAAAGTAGGCACCTTTTCTGCTATCTGCTTTGTGGGTTGTCCTGTTTCGACAGGCTTCGACACTTCCTTGGCATCAACGAAGATTTCCTGGCTGTCAGCAAATGCGTAAGCCACAGCTTCCAGTCCGTCTGCCAGTGAGTGCATCAGCTTCACCACATCGAGGAGCAGATTAAATTTGTTAGCGTTTGTCATGGTTCTCGCCTCCTTTCAGTTCGTGAATCTCGACGGTCTGCACCGAATCACCTGGAGAGAGAACCAGAACGTTGACCTGCTGACCGAAGAGAAAATCAAGTATTCTCTTGCGAATCTGCATCGTTCCGCTTCGGACTACCGGAGAAGGTGTGCCGCCGGGTTTTGCAATGTTGATACATACCTTGTGTTTAATTCCCATTGCACTTGGCTCCTTTCCGAGGAGTTTTTCTCACCCCTCTGTCCATAAGCGAAAAATGAGGGGGAATCGAACCCCCTCAAATCAACTTTTTTCAAATTTTCTTTTTCAGCGTTGCATAAATCTTAGTGAGCCTGTTGCGGATAGCCGCCTCAGAAACGCCTTCTTCTGCTGCAATATCCACATTGGTCATGTTGCGATAGAACTTCTTAACCACGGTATCCTTCTGCTTGTCCGTCAGTTCCGAAAGAGCCACCTTCAACTTTTCAATCTGAAGAGAACGCTCTTCGTTTGCGATAGAGTTCAGAATCTGCTGCAAAGGATTGTAAGTATCATCCTCAAGATACGGGTTGCGGTCATCCGCATCGTCGCCGTCCCCATCGTGGTAGCCTTCATAATGAACTGGACAGTGATATGCCTCTCTACGGTCGGCATCCAGTTCATCATCGTCCATACCATGAAGCTGTGAGATGATGGTTGCATTTTCTCCGTTTTCGCCGGGAGTGATGGTATAGCTTGTACCATCGTTGAAGTAATAAATGTAATTTGTACGGTTGTCTTCCGCTGTTTTGAACTTTCTCAT